CCAGCAATCTCAAGACTTTTACAATTTTAATAAAACCACCACAAAAAGTGAATCAATAATTTTTGAGCCTTACGAAATAATACATGTAATGGCTGAAAACGAACTAAGTATATTCAGAGGGACTAGTAAGCTTAAGTCTATTAAACGTTTACTAGAGGTTTACTTTTACCTTATCAACTTTCAGAGGCAATTTTTTAAGAACAACGCTGTGCCAGGATTCGTACTGACAACAGATAGTATTTTAAGTAAAAGAGTAAAAGAGCGACTTTTAGAGAGCTGGAGAAATTCCTACACAACTATTTTTGACAACGCAAGAAATCCAGCTATACTAGATGGAGGATTAAAGATAGATCAGTTTTCAAACGTGAAATTTGATGAACTAGACTTTGAAAATAGTGTTGAAAGAATCCAACAAGATATTGCAAAAGCAATTGGAGTTCCTTACGTACTTTTAAAATCTGGTAATAACGCTAATATAGATGCTAATCAAAAGCTTTTTTATCAGCATACAATATTACCGATATTAAATCAGTTTTGTAGCGCTTTTATGCACTTTTTTAATGGTGGAGTACAAATAAGACCTGATAAAATGACTATTCCTGCTCTAAGACCAGAGATGAGAACAGAGTCTACTTACTATGCACAATTAGTAAACACAGGCATTATGACACCTAACGAAGCTAGAAAAGGTTTAAGGTTACCTAAAATCGAGGGAGAAGACGGTATTAGAGTACCACAAAATATTACAGGTAGCGCGACTGACGCTACTCAAGGAGGCAGGCCTCCTGAAGAAGAGTCTGATAATCCAAAGGAGGAAACAGTAGATGAACGATAAAAAGTTTTATTTAAATAGCGTTTTTGACGCAAAGTCTATAAGTAAAAAGACTAAAGCGATTAAAATTGCTGGCTATGCAAATACTACTGCTAAAGACCGTGCAGGCGATGTTATAACCGCAAATGCATGGGCTAAAGGAGTAGATAACTTTAGACGTAATCCTGTTCTTCTCTATCAACATAAACACGATTGCCCAATAGGTAAGGTTAGTAGAATACAAGTCGATAAAAAAGGTATTTTTGTTGAAGCTTCAGTTAGTGAAGCTGCAGAGAAGAATCACGGGGTACAGACCCTTATCAAGGATGGAGCCTTAAAAAGTTTCAGCGTTGGTTTTAAGGTTAAAGATGGTAAATATAATCGTGAAGAAGATACAATGACAATAACTGATGTTGAGTTATTAGAGATTAGTGTTGTTAGCGTACCTTGTAATCAAGATTCATTATTTAGTATTAGTAAAAGTTTTGACTCAGACGATGAAAGAAAATCTTTTCTTGAACAGTTTGATGATAAAGAACAAACTAAAGCACATATAAAAGCAGGTATAACTGATATGGTTGCTGGTCATTATCATACTTTAGAAGTAGATGAAGACGGTAATGGTATTACAACTTATGCTTCTCATATGGAAAACCACTCACATAAAGTAGTGGGAAATGAGATACAAGAAGCTGAAGGACATAAGCATACTATGACCGTTAGTGCTGTTGCTGTACATGATACACTTGTAGAGGTAGATGAAGACGATTCTAATGAAAGACCTTTAAGTCCTTCTGAAGAAATGGCTTCTCAAACAACAAGTGCTGAAGTTACAGAGAATAAAAACGAAGAGGTAGTTTCGGAAGAAAAAACCGATTTAGAAACTGAAGCCGAAAAAGAAAATGATGAAGAAGAGCTTGAAATTAGGGATCCTAATGAAGAGATTCCATTTATCAATCTTTTAGAGCAAGAACCAGAATTAGTCAAAAATGGTGCAACTGTTGAATTAAACGGAAAAACCTACAAAGTGACTAAAGTTGCAACCGACCAATCGCCAACTTTTAAATTTTTAGAGGTTGACGCTGATGGAAATAGTTGTGATAATACGTTAGATGTTGACGTTAACAACATTAAAAATTCAAAAGGTGAAGAAATTAAGAGCGAAACCTCTCAGCTTCACGAAAATTCCCACAAGGAGGAAACCAAAATGGCAAACCAGGATATCGATACTCCTATTGACCTTACGGCCGCATCAAAAGGTGCAGCGAAAAAGATCGAAAAAGCTGAATCAACTAAAGCTCAAGAGCAACCAGTTGTAAAAGCAGAAGTGTCAGAGCCAGAAGTTGCTAAGCTAGTGGAGAAAACTGGTGAAGCAATGATGAAAGAGGCTGACGCTCAAGACAGACGCGAGACTGCATATACACCTAAGGAATCAGCTGAAGTTGATGAACTTAAGGCGCAGATCTCAACATTTAAGGATCAGATTAAATCATTAACTGAATCTAAAATGACTTATCAAGAAAATAGTCGTTCTCAGTCTCAGTTCTCTGAGAAAGAAATGGCTAATGCTTATTTACTTGCCAAGTGCATGAATAAGCGCGACGTATTTGATACTAAATACGGTTCAAGAATGAAGGCGATCACTTCTGTAGATCAGTTCCTTTCTAACTTTTCTTCAAACATCTACACTGAGATGGAGCAGCAATTAATAATTGCTCCAATGTTCGAAAGAATCGCAGTGGATGCTAGAAATTTTAGAGTACCAGTAGCTGATGAAGATACAGACGGAGATGTAGCACAGTTTAAGTCAGGTACATTTGCAACAGGTATTGCAGATGCGACTAACGTACCTACTACAAACCAAAATACAATCTCAGCTGTTACCTTCACACCTCATAAGTTTATGGCAACTACTCACCTTGCAAAAGATGAAGAGGAAGATACAGTTCTTCCATTGCTTGACTTCTTAAGAGCAGCAGCTACTAGACGTCTAGCAAGAGCTATTGATAAATCAATACTTAGAGGTACAGGCGCATTAACTGGCTTCACAGCATCACCTTCTAACGCAATTACTGCAGGTACAGGTTATGCTTCAGTTATCGAAGGTTTAACTAACTTAGCAGTAGATGCTTCTCTTACAGTAGCAACTGGCGGTGCTAACGATAAAGTTGACCCAACTGATATCGCAGGTGCAAGAAGTTCAATGGGTAAATATGGTCTTCAACTCGGTGACCAGTTAGTATATCTAACCACTATTGAAGGTTATAATAACCTAGTTCAAACTTCAGACTTTAGAACAGTTGATAAATTTGGACCAAACGCTACTTACCTAACAGGTTCTGTTGGTGCAGTGTATGGTATACCAATCCAGATCACTGAATTCTTAGACGTAGTTGGTGGATCTAGCAGACATATTGGTATGTTAGTGTACAAGCCTGGATTCTTAATCGCTGAAAGACGCGGTATGGAGATCGAGAGCGAGTACGAGCCAAGACAGCAAGTTACAGCAATGTATATGAGCACACGTTTTGACTTCAGACCGTTAACAACTAACTCAAATAACGCACTAGATGCAACTAAGTATTCTTATGCAGTTATGAACATTACTGGTTAATTTTAACTAATAATGTTGAACTAATCAAGGGGGAGGTGGATAGCCTCCCCTTTTTATTTAAGGAGAATAAGATATGACTACTATTGTAACAGAAATTAAAGATATGAAATCATGGGATGAAGCTGAGAAATGGCTTTCTAAACATGGTTGGGGTCCTGAGCTTATCGCGCAACAAAAAGAGGCGTGGGATGCTATAGCCACTCCAGCACCTATAGCTATTATCACAGCTAAACCTGAAATAAAAAAATCTGTTAAAAAAGTTACTATTAAGAAATAGGGGATTGATAGATGGATAGACATGAAGAGGGGCTTGGTCGTTATCCTTATGTAACCTTGCCACAAGTAAAAAGTTATTTAAGTATTAATAGCACTACTCATGATGGTACTCTTAGTAATATCATAAGTTATGCTACAGGAGTTGTTGAACACTATATCGGACAACAAGTTTTAGCTAATGATTATGTTGAAGTTTTTGACGGAGGCGAAACAAGTGTGTTTGTTAATAGACTGCCTCTTAGTAATGTCTATGAAGTAACAGAATTTAATGGTATAGAGCATATGACTCTTGCTGATCCTGCAACTAATGGTATGCCTAATGTTCAAGATAATGATAGTATTACTCTTACCTTTAAGAATGATGCTCATATAAACTCTAGAATTAAAAGATTTGGAAAATCTAGTTTAGAGGTGGCATCCGCAGATTTTGTAGAAGGTACAGTATCCGAAGATATAAAATTTGAAGAAGGTGATTTTACCATCGAGATGTTTATTCGTGTTAATGAATCGAGTTTACCTGTACAGGAGCTGTTTTCAATTAACACAGATGCGACAAATTCTTTAAAATTTTCTACGAATGGAACAAGTGGTTTAAAAATTGATGGCACAATTAGCGGAAGCACAACCACAGTTACTGGTGCTAATACTAATATCCAAACACAACAATTTGGACAACGAGAGTTCGCACATGTAGCTGCGTCTTTTAATAGCACCTCTCAAAAAATGTTTTTAACTTATAATGGAAATAATATAACAGGAAGTAGTGGTGAAACATTTGCTGTAAATAATAATACTTTTACAACAAACGTGCTTATAGGTAATGATTTTGTAGGATATATTGATGAAGTACGGATTAGCGATACTGCAAGATATTCAGGAGACTTTACTCCTCCATCACAAAGATTTAGACCTGATGAACAAACACGAATGTTAATTCATTTTGATGGTAAAAATGGAGACACAGAAGCTAAAGATGTTAGCGCTGCAATAAATCAATACAGTTTCTCACGAGATAGTGGAGAAGTTACTAGAGATACAGGTGATATAGGTATTACAGGTAATTATCCAACTGTTAATAGATCTTATCCATCACTTACACTAAGTGGGCCACCTACTTTTCAACCATATCCTAGTGGAGTTAAGGTATCGTATCGTGGAGGCTATGAAGCAGGACAAGTGCCTTATGATCTTCAAGTTGCTACTCTCGATATGATTAAATTATTTCATAAACAAGATCAAGATAAAAAAGGTTTTAGTTTTGAGGGAGAAAGAGGAGATAAGTTTAATCTGGCAGGAAATTTTCCTCCACATATTAGACGTATATTAGACTTATATAGGATTGTTATCTAATGGCTCCTAATCTTAACCTTGGTATTGTAAAAACTACATTTCCTAATGGTAAGGTAGACGAAAATTTTGGTCTTCGTAGTAAAAAAGCACAAGAACTTAAGCAAATAAGAAATACTTTAATTGGTCGTATTTCTGACTACGTATCAGAGCAAATGGGTATTGGTCTAGGTATGCCTAAAGAGGCTAAATCTGGAGCAAGAAAAATATTTGAATCTGTCGGAGTATCAGGAGGAGCCATAGCCGATGCTATTGTTGATGCTGATGAATTTGAGGCTACTGCAGGTTTTAGACTCTCAGAGATAAATGCGCTTAAATCTAATACTGGAGAGAAGATAACTTTACCAAGTGCTTATGAAACTAAAGTTAAAGGTGTTGGTCAATCAGCAGAGCCTGCAATTACGGCTATTAGTAGAAGTTTAAATAAGCCAGAGGGTCAACTTATAAAAGCAGCTGTTGGAGGAAAACAACTTTCTGGCCCAAATGCTATAAATGCACTATTTGGTAAGGAGCTATCTCCTTTTAGAAACTTATTATTTTTAAATGCCAGAGTTAAGTTTGCAAACTTACTAGTAGTTGATACTGCTGATATCGAAAAACAAAAGAAACCTATTTTTAAATTTATTACAAACCCACTTCAAAATATTTCTTCAAATGTTTTTAAAGATCAAAAGATATTTTCAAGATACTTTCAGATATCAATAAAAATTAAAAATAAAGATGGAGTTGCAGAAAAATATAGGATAGAGATTAAACCTACTGCAGAACTTTTTGCAGACATGGAAAAGGGTGTTAGAGACTTAACTAAAAAAGTTAATGAAGCTCACTTAAAAGCAAACGGTATAAAATTTTCACAAGGGCTATTAAACTATTTAATAGTCCAAGAAATACCGAATGAAGTTAAAAAAACAAATGCGGTAAATGAATACTTATCCTTGATAGTTGCCTTTGCTAAGGAATTTGAAAAAGGAGGGTTAACACCTTTTACTATCCGTACTGTTGTAGAATCTCCACGATTTAGTAAACAAAATTTTGGAATGACAGCAGTGAGGAAGAGAAAAGCTAAGAAAGACTCTGCACAAAAGTTTATTTCTGGCGCTCAACTATCTGC